GGCTTGGGTAGTGAGCTTGGCGACCGCCAGCCCGTACATGTATGGGACATTCGAGCCGGTGATACGAATGCTCATGGTGCCGCGAATCGTGTGGTAGTTCGCCAACTTATTGGCGACGCTAGCCACAGCCAACCACAAGGTCCAAGGCTTAATGGTAAGGTCGTAAGTGGACGCAGTGGTGAGCGTGGAGATAAGCACCGGCCGCGCGAAATACGCGGCTAGCCCAGTCTCCGAAAGAGGTCGCACGTCGCCTGGCGCAGGGTTAGCCGAAACGGCGCGCAACTCGGCGACTTCCGACACGAAGTCGCTAGTGGGTGCAGAAAAGTTTACCCCAGCGTGCACCGACACGGGGGTAGGTTCTGAGTAGTTGTCAGTGGTATATACAAAACCACGAGCTTTACACCCGTGGACGCGAGACTACCAATCCGCGTTTTACGTGGGGTTCATCGTACCCACTCAGTCGGTCGGACCACGAAGGAATGATTGACGGGATCGCCGTCGAGGACACTCACAAAGTCGCACAAAGTCGACCACCCCCCTATGTACACAAGATCGATGACGCACACGCAATATGTACATGTCGACGTGCTGGTCGCTTGCTAAAGCTAACCAATCGCCGTCTGCTATGCCCGAAGGCGGCAGCTACCCCACCGAATTTAAGGTCTACGGTGCAGACCGACACTACTCACGCCCAAGGCGCGACCAAAGCGCCCTCAAGCGCCTTGCGCCACATAGCGTCGTACGAGATGAACTCCAAACAGAGCCCGACGTCGGCACCAACCGACTTCGCGAACCCAACCGCCGCCTCGTAACGCTCACGCCCGTGCTGCCAGGACTCCAACACAAAACTATGGAGGATCCCGGAAAACTGCACGCGCGCATTGACTGTGCGCGAAGGCTCGTACATCGTCAACGACCGCCCAAGCGAAGAGTCAGCGAGCGGAGCCATCATCCACTCCTTACCGATGACGTTGACCGGGACGCGCTTACGCTTGAGAAACCCAAGCTCACACACGTCACTGACAAACGCAATCGGCGCATCCTTGTCCGCCCCATTCGTAAGAACACTGGCATACCCACGCGCCACGTTCAAAAAATCGTCGCGCGTGAAATACACCTCCCACGTACGAGGCACACAAAGGTTCAAGTCGTCGCCATAAACAAGCAGGCGAATGGCACGCCTGATAGCGAACACATCTTGCCCAACTAACTCAGACAACATGCACACAACGCGCAAGTAGTTGTCCAAAGAGTTCAACTCTGCAGTGAAAAGAAGCCCACTCAAGGTTCCCCTAAACATCCGCACGAATTCGCTCAAGGACATAACTGGCGCGCCGCATAGTGCCCACAAACACGCCACCAACGCGCTCAAGGCCTGCTCACTCCAATCCCATTCCACGGCGACGTGGCGACAAAACGAGATGAGATACGCCCAATGCACAAACGGCGCGCTAGCGTCGAAGCCGCTGTAATCTATGTCAGAATACATCGACTCCGCGGCAACGCCGCGCAGATGTGCAGCGAGGGCAGCCCACTCCCCACCATCCCACGCATTGACACCCACGCAACACCCAATCAAGTGAAGCGACGCAGTCACGGCCGCGAGGATAGGGGAAAGCAAACGTCGCGCCGCTAGGAAGAAGGGAAGGTTATGCCAATGTATGCCACGCGTGAG